AGGTGTTGTCCGATATATCCTTCGGATCCAGTTACTAATATTTTTTTTGTCATTGAGGTAACTGCGATTTAAAATGATTAATCAATTCATCCAATAAAATTCTAGCTTGTGAACCTTGTTTGGTCCACATTTTGATTGTATGTAACCGGTTTATTAATTCTTTAATTTCCATTATTTAAAAATGCTTGACCAAGTTTCCAACTTTATCTTTTTGTGTTCCATTGCTGCAATCATGGCTTCTTCATCGACCACACCTTGGTCTACCAGAATACCAATCATACAAAGTAATTGTCCCATTTCCATTGTCAAACATTCTTTAGTGGAAGCAGAATCTTCAGTTGGATAACAAGAATCAAATCCAAACCTCATTACTTTGGAAACTGCCTGAATAACTTCGGCACATTCTTCTTGCGTTATAATTAACGTTTCTTTAATTTTATCGTTCATTTGGAGCTTCAATAAATCTAATTACGGGTAGAGTATTGGCCACGATAGTCTGTGCTTCTGTATAAGTGGTACAGACTACACGGCAGGTAAATACTCCGTCTTTAATGATAAGGTCAAAAGGTAATGCTTCTCCTCTTGGCATCCATTCTTCTTCAATATAGCAATACACAAACCATTCTTTGGCCTGCTTGGCACGGCCAATTAAATCATTATATATTTTTTTAGGACTAAAATCGTCCGATTCACAGTATTCCATTTTGTTCACTTAATAGAGTAGGTTTAGAATTCTTGCTTGTATAATGCGCTGCAAAGTCAGTTGCTTCAGATTCCGTCATAAACACTTTACTGAAAGAAGCTGGTGCATCTGATGTTCCATAATTTACTTTCCAAAAGCCTTCGCCTTCATAAATCACGGCCATAATTTTACCAGCTTCACCAACAAAAGTTGCTATATCTTTCATGATATTAATCCTATAAAACGATTTAATACAACACGGTTATTCAAACGGTTACCAGCGTACTTACTAAATGCTGAAACCAGACCACGGGTGGTGGCATTCTCTTTCACTTCAAAGGTTACATCTTCATCTGTATCTAGTGCTTCTGTTTTCAACAAATAGTATTCATCGAAACCGGCATTGGTAACAGTCAATGATTTGTTCTTACGGAACTCTGCTTTGATTTTATCATGTAACATATAGTTATTAGGATAAAAATGATGCAGTTCACGACCCAACTCACGACCAGCCAATACATAGAAACCAACAATGTTACAATTAGTTCTCAACTTCAACATCTTTATATATGATGCAGTTAATTCACGACCACGGTTAATCTCAATAATTTCTTGGTTCTTGGTAATTGGATCACGCAACACCATTTGGCGTTTTGCTCGCCAGTTAATACTATCATAATCAATTTCTTGATTGGTTGAACCATCTCTTAAATTACCCTTGTTATCTCTATAAAAAACATCAGAAAGACCATGGCCTTCACCATCAGTTAAGAATACGGTATTCACAATTTGTAACTTATATTGTTTTTGAAATTCAGGAACAATCTTCATAGCAGAGATAACGGCTTCATTCAATGGTGTGCCGCCTTTTTGCAACCAGTTTGGTCTCCAGCCACGGCGATATTCGGACATCTGTACCAAGGCAGAACCGGCATAGGTAAATTCAGCCGCAGTCATCTTACTTGATAACAAATTTAACAATTTAAATTGGCGCAATACAACATCACCTTCAATTAAGGCTTGTTTGTATGGTTCATCATGTTCAGCAGAGAAAGCATACACATCATAAGGAATGTTTACTTTCTTACAGAACATTACTAAATTAATTAATTGCTTTACAGTATTTTCCATGTGGCCAGACATAGAACCAGACCAATCGAGAAACATTACAAGACCATGTGATTTGGCACCAGGCACTACTGTCATCTTTTTGAAAATGTCATCAGTCAACTGGTAAGAATAAATCTTACTCATGTTCAAATCGCCAGTTTTGGCAATAGAAGCACGTTTCAATTGGTCAGCATTTTTACGCAATTCAAATTCTTTGGCAAGATAGCCAACAACTTTTTTGGAATCATTACGCAACTTCATAAATTTCTCTGTGTCGAGGCCGGTAAAATCATCACCTCTATAATGCTTTGAAGCATTTTTGGCATCTTCACGAAAACGTTTCCATAAAGATTTGTGATTTACAATTGCATCTTCTAATTTAATATTAGGAATATTGGCATAGTAATGAGTACGGCCATCGGTCGCAAACAGTTTACTTTCGTTTTTACGATATGCTTCATCAGTATAGGATTTAGTTTCGAGAGATTCTTCTTCAGAAACTTGAGTGCCGCCAGCTTCATTGCCCGAATCGATATCAGGATCTTGGTCATCTTCTTTTGCGTTAGGATTTTCTTCGCCAGAATTTTTATTATCTTTGCGAGTTTCTTCTTCTTCATCAAATTCATCAGAATCATCATAACCATCAGCATCGATACCTTCATAGTCACCATCTTCATCTTCTTCAAATTCGGTAGGATGATTTTTCTTGTGTTCTTCGGCTTGCTTTTTCATATAGTCGCAAACGAGGCGAGCAACCTTCATCACATCATCATAGGTCTCGGTTCCTTCAATAAGGTGAATCAGGGTTTGCTCATAGTCGGTAAATTTAATACCTTGTGTTGTACCACCTTTGGTGTAAAGATTGGTACGGTCAATAAAGTTTAAATCATTAAGGTCGGTGCCGTTGGTACCAAAGAAATCTTTTTCAATTAGTTCACGATATGCACGAACAAAGCTGGAACGAATACCAGGATATTTGTTTTTAACTTTTTTCTCAATACGAACATCTTCCAAAACATTCATTACAGATGCTGGAATCTTTTCTTCGTGGGCTTTGATTAAACCATCGAGAGGAGTATAAAGTGCATGGCCAACCTCATGACCCATGAAAAGGTCATAAAGATAACCAGAAATATTTTTGTCTAATACAGGTACCGTCAATATACGGTTTTTGACATCGAATGACGCAGTTGATACGTTGCGTTGTTCAACGATAAGATTTTCTGTTGCCATAAGTTTGGCAAGTAATGATTTTGATTGAATAAGTTCCATATAATCTCCGAGTTAATAGAACCATTATACGCTATATATCGCTTACCGTCAAGTAGTTTCAGGAAAAGCGTTGTTTTTTAGCAACATAATGATTATTCGTATAATTCCTTGCGTTTTTGGTAGTCGGAAAGGTCTTTTTCCAATCCAGAAATCACAGCCCACTTGCGAATTACAATATCCAACGCTTTCCAAGCAGGAATTTCTCCATCATCTGCCACAGCATCAAGCCAAATATAGTGTCCGTTGTTATTCATGTGATTTTCCTTCGTTTTTTTCAAAAAAATTCTGCTCAATTGCAGCTGCTAACTTGTCGGCAAGCTTCGGATCGAACTTTACTAAGAAATACGCAACATCTTCTGTTGGTACATGACGCAAGTTAAACATAATATTGTCAATTCCTTGCAAAATTTGTGTTTCTTCGTGTTGTGCTAACATAATTTCCTCATTGTATAGTAAAATTTTCATTAATAGTCATAAAACTGCCTCTTTGCTTCGCTTTTCCGATAGATTTTAACCAATCCATCTCAATTTTCAATTCTTCTTCACTTAAAGAATCCAAATATTCAGAATATTCGTCCCATTCTTCACTAGTTAAGCTCATCTTCGCATACTCGCAATCTCTTTTGCTTCATTATCACTAAAAACCGGCACGGCATTTGATTTGTGCATTGTACCAATACCTTTAATCTTGTCGCCTGTATATGAATTTCCGAATTTCTTTGTACAAGCGATAAATCCGGTATCCAAGGACGCAACTTTTGGAGTTTCTCTGTGGTAAGTAGCCATTTGTTTAACTGGCAAACTTATTTTAATCGAGGGAGAGTGGGAATACCGTTTTGACGATAATTTATTGATGGCAGCCAACCACGCTGTTTTTTGGTCTTGTTGAGCTTTAGTCAACTTCTTTGGTTTAGATTTTGGAATGTAGCCGTATATCATAAATGAATTTCTCCAGAGGAAGAAACCATTGTACTACAAACTCAAGAGGATGTCAAGCGGTTTTGTTGTACCTAAACAACATCATGGTCTGGCAACATTTTCTTTCCAGCCATATTCACATTTTTCAACACAAATCATGCTATCATATAAGGAAATGGCAAAAGTATTGTCCCATCCATATTTTTTCAAAATGTGATTTAATACAACAGACTGTTCTGCGGTGTCCCATTTGCCGTGTACATCTTCAATAAAATATACACCGTTTTTTGGCATTAAAGGATAAAAGAAATCGAATGAAGCAATAATATCTTTTGCTTTGTGACTACCATCATCTAAAATAATATCTGGCACACCAAATTCATTAACGATTGATTGTAAGAAGGTTGTATCTGATTGACTGCCAATACGAATATTGGTTCCTTGAGTTTCAAGACTGATACAATTCAAATCAATATCAATACCAACAACTTTAGTTAAAGGACCAAAATAATTTCTCCATAATTCGAGTGAACCACCTCGCCAAACACCAATTTCTAAAAAAGTGTTTGATTGATTTTTTAACTTTGAGAAATGTCTTTCATAGGCAGGAATATACCAAGTCCACTTCGATAAGTGTTTACCTTGGTTATTAATATAATCACCCCATAACTCCATAATATAATCCTATTCTTAAAACGGCAGCATACTTACTTATGCTGTAAAAGTTAATATTTTCTGTTTTCTTTTGGTAAACTTGTATCTTCAAGTTCACTCAACAGTTCTTCTACATTCCGATTCTTCATTTTTTTAATCTCTGAATGTTCATTCTTGTGTTTTCGCTTTGGCATATAACTGTAATCTTCGTTATAGTCTTGATTCTTACGAAACTTAGCTACAAATTTGGTCACTACTATCTCCTATTTCATGGTTTCAAAAGTTATGCCTTTAATTTTAGTTTCGGGCATATTATGCATATCCTCTGGCGAAACATAGGTAATATCGGCATGAGGATAACAAATTTTAACAATTTTGAGAAGTTGGCAGACTGTGCCATCCGAATCATTGAATGAAAAAACTTCGTCAACATATTTAATTGCTTTAATAATATTTGTTCTTGTTTCATAGTTCTGGACAAAAACACCTTCAGTCCATTGCATCCACCAATCAGTATGGACACCAACAACAAGCCAATCACCTTTGTGGTGACATTTTTTAATGTAGAGTAAATCACTAGCAGATAAAGGATCAAATGTTCCTGTAATTATAGTTATTCTATCTTTTTGCATTAAGGTAATAGTTGTGGAAATGCCTCTTTTACAAATTTATAATCAAGACCTTTTACACCTTGGTCTTTTCTAAAAATACCAATAACAACTTCTGCTTCACGGGGTTCAAGCGATTCTAATAATTGTATTAATAATTCGTTTCGCTTTCTTTCCGTCAATCTCTCAGCAGTATCATCGCCTTTTTTAAACAAATACAATTTACGAATTTCGGTTGATAATTGCACTCTACCTAAACCCGGTAATTGGTCAGTAGGTAAAACATAATTTTCTGGCATTTCTTTTATCAAGAATTGATAGTCCGGATGATATGTTAATTGTAAAACTTCTACTAACAGTTTTGACAAATTTCTTCCAATAACATTCATTCTTTCTTTTTTGGATTCAGCCATTTCAAATTCATCAAAAACTTCATAGATGTGTTTCATCAGAATTCCTCAATTACGTCCATTAAGTTCTTTAGTTTATGCTCAATAAAATAATTTAGCAATTTGCCTTTAGCCGGCTTTGTTTCTTCATAGGTATTTATAATCTTCTCTCTAATCTCGGTGGGGATAAAAGAGAGGTCGATTAGTGTGGAATTACGGATAAAGTTAGCCTTGACGGTATCATTTTGTTCTAGGTAACTCTCGCTCATTAATTTGTCTAATACCTTCTGTGTAATAGGAGTTTGACGGAGGTCACGGACAAAACAATCGGAAGAAGAAAGTACATTTGGTATACCGTCACCCTTATCTCCACGAATAATCTTCTCCTTGAGTTCCAGGATCGGTTTCTCCGATATCACATATTTCTTCTGTGATGGATTATATTGTTTAACATTTGGGTAATTCTGTAATTGTAAGAAGTCACCATCACTCGATAAAATCAAGACTTTTTCATGTGCTGCTTGTCGTGGTGCCAATGTACCAATGATATCATCGGCTTCAGCGCCTTCAACATCTAACACTTTATATGGGAAATTATCTTTGAGTTCTTGTTTAAATTTGGCAAGCATATCAAAAATCAAATGCCAGTCTAAGTTGGACTTATCACGATTTTTCTTACGACTTGCTTTATAAAAAGGAAAATATTCTTTACGCCAGTATTTACGGTTATCACAACACAATACCACTTCACCGTACTCTGCTCTAAAATTCTTTACATGATTACGGATAATATTTAATACCATGTGACGGATTAAATGCTCATCTAATTTACCTTTTTGGTTGGCAATTTGTGCCAT